TTAGAATTACGTATGTATGCATTATTTGCTACAGTTGTATTTGGTGTAATGAGTAGTCTTGATTGGGACGATGAAGAAGAAGGATTAATTGCTAATAATATGTATCAATTATCTAAAAGAGCATACCTTGAGTTAGCATTCATATTTTCTCCTGAATCAATGGTAGAGATTTTAAAAGAACCTATACCTCAGTTAAGAACTTTAACAGGACTTGTTAAAGTAGCTACAGAACCATCTAAACTATTAAGCAATACAGTACAGTTTATTCCAGTAGTTAATAAACTAAATAAAGTATTTGGATACATTAGTAAGGATATAGACAAAGAATTTGTAGAACCGGTAGTCGATGCAGTCGATCCATTTGATGAAGAATAGCAGCCCTAAAAAAATACAACCGCTGCTGTTATAGCTACGGTTGTATTATTTTTTTTTAATTTACTACTGTATATTTATATGTTGAGTTTAATGTTTTAAACTCTCCATTTTCTAATATATCTATAACTCTACTAGTCATAAAATAACCTACTACTATATCACCTACATGCTGTATAATAGTGCATCTATCACCTATAGTAGGTTTACGAACTAGACGTCCTTTTACTTTAAAATTTCTACCTACATTAGTATGATTACTGAATGAAGCTTCTATTTTTTCCAGTACTACTTCCATTATTTTACAAGATTATATATGTCTGAGTATAAAAATGTTTCTTCTAGTATACACGGTTTCGATACTACTTCTAGTATAGGTTCAGTTGTATCTAAAGCTTTTGATATAGCATTTCTATCAACATCAGTAGGATATAACATTTTATATAGTCTAGTTTCTTTACGAACATTGTGAATAGCAAATGTATCTTTTAACCAGAAAGCTAAAATAGTATTTTTCTGATCATCTGTAAACATAGAATATTTTCCAGCTAACCATAAATCATATACTCTATGTAATATTACAGGTAATTCTATTGAAACAACTACTGCACTTTTAGTTATTGTTTGGGAAGATGGATATGGATAATTTAATATAGAAGATAATGTCGAGTATGTAGCTATTTTTGGATCAAACATCATTAACAATGTGTATTTTTTAGTTAATGCAGTTGTATGCTCACTTTTTATGTAGCAGTTAATTAAACCAAATAAATCACAATGTTTTATCTCCAGTAATGGCATAAGAAATAAGGTAGTTTTGTTTACCTTATAGTTCATAGTTTACAGTATTAAAGAATTTAGTATCATTTGTAATAGTACCGTTTCTATAAGAACCCATAAGTTCTATACCAGCTTCTACTTTACCTAAACCTTCTATCATAAACTGTCTAGTAAATGAATCAAATAAAGCGACATCTAAATTATGATTGACTACTAAGAATCCAAAACTATTATCATCCATATCGAATTCTTCTACATCGTTAATACAAGTATTTAAACATAGTAGATAAAACGCTCGCTGTACATCATATCCATATGCATATGCAGAGTCTCTGAATTTGAATAACTGCTTACTAGTAGTTTTAAAATCAATGATTTTAATCTTCTTTGTTACTAAATTTACTACTAATGCATCCATTTTAAATTTGAAGTCACCTATAATAATAGCAACATCGAATAATATAATTTTATCAGAAGTATTTACAACAAACGTATCGTTAAATACTTTACTACTAGCTACAATATTAGCAAATGAAGTAGCTTTATCACTAATCTCTTGTGGTACTATAGTTTTACCTGCTGCTTGTAAGCATAATGTGATATATAATTGTATATCACTTGTAGTTTTAGAGATAACTTTAGTAATATCGTCTTGTTTAAAACCTGTAAAGACATAAGATTTATCAAAATCAGTCATTACTAGCTCTTCATACGATCTTCTACCATCTTCCATTCCATTCCGGATAAGTGAATGAACATACGTGTCCATTAATGGTGTTAACTTAGGTAATGCTGGAGCAGTAATATATTTTTCTGTTACTTCTTCAATATTACCGGTAAGTAGTAATTCAAACAATGTACCTAAAGTGTAATAATCTTTTTTAACATCTTTAGATCTATCTCTAGTCATGTATTTATCTAAAGATGTAAATCCTTCACTAAGAATTTTATTAATACTAGATTGATTAATAGCTGTAGAATCTTCATAAACTTCATTTGTTACAATTAGTTTATGGATACTTGGTAAGTGTGTTCTAAGCTTGTCTAGTTCTTCTTCTCTGCGTGCTTGGTAGCTCATTTTGTTTTTGGGTTATTGTTGGATTAATTAATTTAATTGTGTGATGATAGATGTTATAATCCATTCCCACGTCTTCAATATTGTAGACTTGTACAAAGGTTGTTTTACCGGATTCGTTAATATACTGCGCATTATCATCAGGTATTTTACCTAATTTTTTAAGAGTATCAGCAAAAACTTTATGGTATATAACTCCTTTGTTATCTACATCCTGTTTAAGTTCTAGATGTCTAATAATAATTTCTGTAGCTATAGGGAATTTAGTAATAACAGGGCAGTGATTAAGAGATGATGTAACCATATCTTTTAACTTGTTTGTTAATATTGCTCTTCTTTCACGAGTAACTGTCTGATTCCATATATCTTGAAAATTAACATGCCAATATCTAGGAGTACCGACTAATCTAGCATTCTTTAATACTGGCATGTTAGTTTCATTATTAATTAATATACCTTTTTCATTGAATCGATATTTAACTTTGTTAGCACGATATGTAGGAGGAGCTGTTTTAGTATTGTGATATACAGCTCTCCTAGCATTAGCAGTCAGCACTTTCTCTGGGTATGGGTGAATTGCTAACTTGACTATCAATTCTTTTTCGATATGGTAATTATATTTAGACTTCACCTAATAAATTGTCAGATTTGTTGAATAAAGTAGTTTGTTTTGGTATGTATGATTTTGTAGTAACTACACCTTCGTTTTCAATACCACATTCTATACACTCGTCACCGAATTGTGTATCAACAATTGTATATGTTCTACAGAATCCACATTGTTTAAGCCGATTGTAAATACCTGCTGATCCTCCAGCATAAAACAGTCCTTCAAGGAAAATTTTATTAGCTAGAATTATACTATGTTCGTTTATCTTACTTCTTTCTAGATTAGAACCTCCATTTTTTAATCCATAAGTTACACAAGGAATTAATTTTGATATGCTACTAGATGTATCTAAAAAACCTCCTGTAAATTTAAAAAAAGGGTCATAACCATGCTTACTAGTATACTTACCATAAGAATAAGCTTCAGGTGCAGGTTGTATAGGAAACGGATACGATGAACGAGCACTTGTTGAGAATTCAATTATAATTTCAGTAGCTAAGAACAAATCGTATATATTAATATATTCATCTGCTGAATGAGCATTGTAATACCCACAGCTAAAGTTGCAAGAAGCTACTTTTAATCCTCTACTACGTAATGTTCCAACATCTGTAATAGTTCCTGTATTAGTCTCATATTCATATTTAGAAGCTACTTTAAGCATATCATCTGTAAATTCAACTGTACTTACTTGATGACCATTTGTTCTAGTAATAAAGTCAGTATTACCTCTTCTATCAAACTGAACAACGTATGCACTATTCTCAAAAAAGGTTAAATCACAACCTCCAGAACCAATACACCCAACTTCTTCGTCTACAAACAAGCATACTTTAGCATTATCTAATTTACTTAACATAAATAACGCTAGATATATACCACATCTATCATCTCCACCTACACCTACTAAAGATGTATCATCTAATGCTATTAAATTACCAGATGAGTTAATTAAATGTACAGATCTAATTTCTGAGTCTGTATGAACTGTATCCATATGACCTACAAACGTAGGGTATGTTTCTGAATCTCCTTTAGTAATATAAATATTACCTAGTGTATCAGATTCTACTGTTACTCCCGGTTTTTTACTAGTACCTTTTGAATTAACTGAATAATTATCTTTTAGATATTTATTTATAAACTCAATCATAGGAGCGCAATTTCTAGATTTAGATTGTATCTCACATAATTGAATCAATAAAGGTAAGTTGTATTTATTTGATACTGTGTCTACGCATTCTTTAGGAGTTTTACCTTCAAGTCCTAAATATTTTTTTGTATCCTCTGCACCTCTTTTTTTAGAAGCAGTAGAAACGCTATTAGTTGTATGTTTACCCATTAGAATGATATTATTATTGTTTTTGGTACATTATTAATTGTGATGTATTTTACTGTATCCATATAAGGTATACAATTACTTGTAGATTTAGTCTCCGTACTCCAACTTCCTTTATTTTTTATAACTACTCTATAATCAAGTGGTAAATTATCTACTATTTTATCATAAATAATTTCATCAGTTATTTCTATAGAAAATTTTTTAAAGTGTTGTTTTTCTTTAATATAATAATGATTTTTATGTAACTGAGTTTTCATGTGCTTGTCACGAATGAATGGAGCAGCACTATAAAATCTATCATAATACTCTTCACCATCATGCAGCCATACTAAACATCTTCCAAATATTTTATCACTTGTCATTTGTTTGTAGTACATCATACGTAAAACACCAGCTTCTTGTAAGTAATCATATAATTGTAATCTTTGTGTACAAGTAGAATGACGCATACAACTATTGTGTAGATCACCTTTTGTATGTGTTACATGCATTTTTTCACTATACAACTCTGATATTTTTAAAGAATCTTGATCTGTAGAACACTTAATAACATATGAATCTTTTAATAGATCTTCTTTTATAGTATTTATTAATAATTCTGTTCCAGAAGTATCACTACATACATCAGATATAAAACTACCTAAGGACATTTCTCCTGTATAATTTGTACTAAGTCTATTTGGAAATACGTAACCAATACCATTTATATAAACATTAGACATAAATGTTTTAAAGAATTTATCAGTATTAATAAACGATACACGTATATTATTAGGATCTGTACAAACAATTTTAACATTCATATACTTAAGTTTTATAGCTTCCTTACTAGAAGAATTATGTTTAGATCCTTCACTAATTAAACCATATAAAATCGATCCATATTTTTCAGTAAAATCTATAAATTGAATAAAACTATGAGAAGGTAAAAAAGCAGAACTTCCTATAATAGTATTCTTAGAATATATTACACCTCCATTATAAAATCTATTTACTATATCACCGGTATCAAAAAGAATAATTGCTTCAGTTAAAAGATATAATTTATAGTTATAATCTTTATTTTTATTGATAGATAGATTAATTTTAAATGGTTTAGTATTACTAACAAGAACTGTGTCTTTAAATTTATTCTTAGTTAAAGTGTACATTCCTATTAATGCTTCTATTAGACATAGTTTAGTATCGAAATTAGAAATAGGTAGTACTAACGAATATGAATCTGTTTCTTGATTATATACAAATGTATAAGAACCTCTTTTTGGCATACATTTAGTATTAGATATAGTTAAACACGATTGACTGGAAATATTGTCTGACTTAGACTGAGCAAACATAGCGAATTCAATAATGAATTTTCTACTTTTACTTTTTTTAGTCAATTTCATATACTCTACAGCATCGTTAGATAACTTAATATCTATAGTAACTGAATCACTATCTATTATTGAATTATTACTGTATAAATAAGTAATGTCTGCTGTATATAATAATGAAGCAACATTTATTTCTAATTCAGCTTCTTCTATTTCTGTAACAATAGTATCAGTTTGTATATTTTCATAATTAAATATCTCTAAATTACTATTAACTAAGTCTGATATTAACTCCATAGGCTTATCATATTTGTATTGTTGTTTATCTACTTTTTTCTCTATTTGCTGTTCTTTATGTATAACAGGTTTTTTAAATGCTACTGATTTGAATATATTGTTAATTGTTACATCTTTCTCAAAAGTAACTAATGTTAAATTTGAAATCTTTTCTATGTAATACTCAACACGAGAATTATAGTTTACTAAATAATGCTTACTAGTATTTATAGAAATATAAATAGGTATAAAATTTAGTTGAAATATATCCGGATGTATATAGCTTTCTGGTATAAAATTTAACAATTCATCTATAATATATTCTAAATCATCATGTTTATGTATAGAAATTACAAACTTATTATCTTTATTTAATAGATATGATTTGTCATTCATAAATAGATATTTTAGTTTTTATATGCTCTAGTAACATAATTGGATTATTGTTTTTTGAGTAATCTGATGGATCTTTATCATTTCCATCAACATGTATAAATGGAATATTATGTAACTGAGAATGATAGTCTGCTGCTTTTAATCCAGCTTCATCATTATCATAAAATAGAATTACATATTTATATTTAGACTTTAAATACTTAATTAAAGCAGTTGAAGGTATTTCTGATTCAGACGATAACGCTATAGATTCATAACCAATTTCATAAAGAGACATAACATCTTTTAAGCTAGAGGTAATAAAGCAAATGTTTGTTGTATAGGTTAACTGGAAAAATCCTTGTATACTTACTCCTCTTATTGTGTTTGATCTAAATTTATTTTCTTTTGAACCAAGTGGTCTATATGATTTAATTCTTCCATTTATATTATATATGTACATTGGATCTTTATGATGGTATTTATTCCAAAGTCTACCAAATAACCATAATTCTTTACAGCTACTAACATTGAAATAAATTAATGTGCTTATTTGAATATGAAACATACTCCAATATGCTACATCTGTATCTGTAAATGGTTGTATCTTAAATTGTATTTCACAATCAGATTCTACAAAAACAGATAACTTACTATTTCTTTCGACAGAACTATATGTATTATTTTTTAAGTCTTTATAAATTCTATATACTGCTTCAGAGTAAGTAAGATTATATAAAAGCATAACTAAGTCTATGCAATCACCACCTTTACCGGATGAGAAGCATTTGAATCGAATTTTATTGTCTTTACTATAATACCCAAATGATGGTGTTTTATCCAAATTAAATGGAGAACTGTACTTTACATTTGGTATAGGTGAAGCACCTGTATAATGAGTAAAAACACTGAATTCATCAATGCTATCTATAATTTCTTGTATAGGTGGTAATAATTCTTGTTCAATTACATTTACTATATTTTTATACATATGCAGTAGATAATATAAAAAGGGGATTAAATAACCCCCTTTTTATTATTTATAAATTAAAATGGAAGATCTGCGCTATCTGCAGTTCCTGTTTCAAGATCCGGTCTTTGCTGTTTAGGACCATCTTTAACTGGATCAAAACGTAGCATAGATGGATTAGTAGTTAACTTTTCAGCTACACCTCCTGTATAATCAGGGATAGTAGGAAAACCATTTTTATCTATGAATTTACATCTAAAGAATTCACCATTCGCTCCAGTAGTTGCTGTTTTAAGCAATGCTGCAAACGATTTAAAATCAGTAGCTCCAGACATAATAGCATCAAAAGATGCGTCATCACCTTTATGAGCTTTTGTATACAAGTGCTTAATTTTAGATAAATATTCTTTCTCTTGTTCTGCAGAAGTTAATGGAACTTTAGTTGTATAATTAACACGTGCTTCATTAAATGCATAAGGAAAGTGTCTTTTTGTATGAATAGCTCCATTAGCGTTAGCAAATGTAACAACCATTACATCACCATTGTATTTAGCAGTAGCTACCGCTTCTACTTTGATATCGACTACTGAAATAGTGTTAATACCATATGATAACGATGGTGCTTGTTCAGATGCATTTGAAATATTACCGTACATATATTTATATATTTAATTGTTAGAATTATAATAATGAGTCTTCAGGAAATAAAGATATATCCTCTACTGGGTCAGTAACTACAGTAACTTCAACAGCTTTTTGTTGAGGTTCATTATCTGTAACTTTAAAAGTGATTTCTGTTTGATTAGCAGGAATAGTATCGTCTTCAACTTCAAACATACACAATTTAGTTCTTACACCAGACATTCCTAGCTGAACAATAGCTTTTTTAAGTTGAGATACAGGCATACCATAATGCGCTGCTATTTCTACTCTTGTCATACCTTTATCGAACATTGCAACAAGTTCTGATTTAACGATTTTCTTTTTTTCGTTACTCATAATAATTGATTATTTTTTATAGTTTTTAAATGCGTTTGGAAAAATCTGTTCCCAATCAGTTGTTAAAACATTTGTTTCTTTATTTAATATAGAGATAACAAATTTCTTCTGTCTTAAATGACTACTTCTAGATCCAGTAGATAGATCAAGTTCATTTGTTTCAAACGATAATATTGTCTTATACGGATCTTCAGAATCTCTGTACATGTAACCAATGCTTGTAACATCAGCACATACATATCCTTTAAGTTTACCTGTAAGATCAATATCTCTAGCTTGAAGCTCTCTACCATCTTTGTTTATTGATGCTAACTTAACGTGACCTAGAAATACAATACATACCCCTGCTAATCCATCAAAGCTACTGTATATAGCTTCAAATGCATTGCGCAACCATAAGTACATTACTACTTCATGTTTCTATGAAGATTAGACTATATCTTCATTATAATAACCATATATAACAGAATTCAAACGATGTTTATTTTTAATTTTATAATATAACGTACCTTTACTCATACCATTCTGACGCTCACACTCAGAAATAGATGGATAAATTTTAGTAAAACCATTTTCATAAGTAGCTATTACTTTTTTAGATGTTAACTGCATACATAATTCCATATGAGATTTTGTTAAAACTCCTAAACCATTTTTTCTAGGGTAAGGTGTTTTAGTACCATTTTCAATGTCGGATTTATATCTAAATACTCTATTTTTAATAGTTATAAGTTTTTCTTTACAGCACCTACTTATATTAGTTGATTGACTATCTACAAATTTAGCAGCTGCTATAACACTTGAGAATTCTTTAATAAATTCACCATTAATAGAATACATTAAAACAGGTTTACTATTACGTTTTATATTATTATTAATTATTTTTTCTGTTATTAGATTTTTTCTAGTATCATTAGTGTTATTATAACCATTGATATGTGAATCGTATTTGTTTATATACTTTTTTTCAATATCTTCTAAGTTTTCATAACAGTAATCTAAGATTCCATAGTATAATTTTTCTTTTCCATATTTATTAACAACTCTTTGTAGAATAGTAGCATGATGCTTACCAGATACAAAATCACCTCTATGACGTTGAAGCCTTTTATTAATACATTTAGTACTACATATATAGATATATCTAGGTTTACTTATGTGAATTAAAAAATAAATACATGGAAATTTTGATTTATTTTTGAATCTAGAAAAAACCGGATTAATTACAATGTCTGGCTTTTCGGATAGAAGTAAATCTATCCTACTCCCTTTCTGAGGGATAGTCGTTGAACCTTCTCCATATGAATTTATTACTTCACTTAGGAGCTTGGATGCTGATTGTCTATTTATTGCTGTCATGTAGCAAACATACAAAACTTTTTTAACCATTCATAACCTATTTTTAAGCTATTGTAGGAGTTTTGTCTTTAAGAGTTTCCAGCAGTTAACCAGATAGGGGCTACTCAATAACCCCCACCGTTTGCTAAATCAGATACTACATCAGAGCCTGTAAAGTTTTTTCCCATAGGAGACTTTAAATATAAAGATGTAGCTAACTTTCTAGCTATATCTTCAAGAGCAGTTGTAGTATCTACAATTATAAAATCATAGATTGGTTTGTTACCATTAGCAACATTAGCTTCTTTAATCTGTTTTACAACAGTGCTAAGTGCTTGCAGAGGTGTCATATTATTTTCTCTAGCTACTTTTCTAATGTTGATTTTTTGTGCATCAACATAATCACTACCTTCTTCTAAATCTATTAAAACTGAATTAGGTAGCTGAGCAGCTGAAGATGTTTTTCCTACTTTCGTAGTTGCAAATAAAAAGAGCTTTTTAGGATCTGAATTATCTGCTTTAATAATGGAGGTTGGTAATAGGTTCATTTTTTAAGGTCTTTCTACAATATGATTAATACTTAAATTATGCTCGAAAGGTATCCATAATACACTACCATTTCTATTTTTAACAATATGCAGAGCTAATAAATTAGCTGCTGGTTCATCGTTAATGTAAGTAGATAATTGATACATCTCTGGTCGTTGTATTATACTTACAATATGAGCAGTCTGACCTAATGAATCTGCTCCAAATAAATCACTCAGTTGTGGTACATATTTAGACTGTGCACGTTCAGGTGTTTCAATATTTCTATTTAATTGAGATAGAAATAAATAACTCACTCCAAAGTTTTTAGCCATATACATACTACTACCGGACAATCTGTTAAGTCTATCAAGCTCAGTACTTTCATTAGCAGGTTTAATCAGTCTAGTATGATCTACTACAGATATTACGTGATGGTTCGGATGTGACTCTACCACCTGTGCTGTTATCGTCTCCATCTCAGAAACTGATCTTGCTTGATCCATAAAATAGATAGCGTAGGTACTCAGTTTCTCTCGTAAATACATAATATTTCTAAGTGCTGTCTCTTCTAAAGGTGTATTGGATGATAACAAATCAGATACTTTTAGTCGAACAAGTGATGAAATTTCTCTCATTACTTGCATCTGACTTGTCATCTCGTAATTGAAATAAAGACAGATTATCTCTGTTTCTCTATTAGTATCAAATACATCGAATAACAACTTATTAGTGAATGCACTTTTTCCAGTTCCGGGTCTACCTGCAATTACTTGTATTAATCCTTTTTCAATACCTCCATTGATATAACTGTTATACTTATTCCATTTAGTTTTTAATGGAAGATTTCTTCCTTCTCGTCTATCACGCATGGTAGTAACAGCTTCATCAAAAGCAATATTTAGCTTTGAAAAACCTAACAGTTTTAATTTATCCTCTTGTAGTGCCATATCCAGTTGGATTTATAGGCTTAGTTTCACCAGAAATGATTTGCTCACAAAATCCTTCTAATGTACTTTTACCTTGTTTCTCAATAAAATATGTAGCAGTTTGGATATATTCGTATCGTTTTGCTGCTGATTGTGCAATATAATGTTCTGTTGCTTTTAGTATTACTTCATGAGTAAACTTTGTGTGTTTAACAAACTTTAACATTTTAACTTTACAACCATTCAACCCAGAACGAACTGGATATCCACCACTTGTAACACCTCTAGGAAATAAATTATACCATTGAGTAATAAACGCTTCAAATGCTTCTTTTCCAACTTTATCTACTTCGGATGTAAATTTAGTTATATCTATAGCATTATTAACTATTATTGACTCTATAAATGAAAGATCTATTACATCAATAGAGTCATCTATCTCATTTTCAATTACATTCTTTTGATATAATTTATACAAATCGTGTTTTACTTTTTTCTCATTATCAAGAGCAAAAAGCTTTAATAACATTTCTTTGTTACCAGATAAAAGTAAGTCTGCATAGACTAATTGATTAGGTGATAACCCTTGTGCTATTAATGCGTCTAAGTTAATCGATACAATCATATTACTAGTCTTTACATTCTAATTCTTTTTTCAATTCTGCAATTTTATTGATACTTGCTAAATCAGTTTCTGGTGGATTTCCAGTAGTACCTATTGAATCTCTGTATAAGAACTCCATAATTTCACAAAACATTATTGCTTTATGTTTACTCCACAATCTTGATACTTTCTCAATACCACTTCTAGTAATTACAGATGTTGCATCAATTTGTGTAGTATTTACAATAATAGGTTCTTTACTTGGCATAGGTTCTGTAGTAATATACCTAGAAACTCTTAAGGATTCTGGTATGTTATGAGGATCTGCTGAGAAATCTTCTACACTAGGTGTAATTGATTTAAAATAATGTAGAGGTAGTCTATATTTTACAGCTGATGTTGCTGTAGGAATTGGTTCTAAAGCAGATGTAATTACTGTACTATTTTTTAGAATCAGAACTTCACTGCTAAGTAAAACTTTTGTCATGTAACATACCTTTACACAGATTAGGTAATCGAAATCGTTGAGTTCGTTATCATATAGCATTACTGTTTGTGTCTTCTCACTGTACGCACTTGATCCAATATACTTTATTTTTCTAAAATCAGTAGTTTCCGGTATACCGGATTCTTCGTACTGAATCATTAAACTTTTAATATCATTTGGATGTGGTGGTAACGCTCCTATCTTAAGTATTGCTTCCTTCATTTGTAATGTTTTTGTTTAATTGTAAATCCAATATCTCTTCTGAGATAGTTGGTTCGAATAGCATAAATAATTCTCTACCTGTTGTTTCTAATTCAAACTCAGCATTAAGTATGTTAGATTGTAATTCATATGATAAATTACGTAAACTTTCTACTCTTGCATATAATAGTTCTAACGATAACATTAGTAGTTCATTTCTGCGTATTTTAGCTTTTGTTGCTGTTTCCATTAGTCGGGTTTGATTACTTGTTCTATACTGTTTATCCATTCAACTGAGAAAGTCGATGTACCATCTTTAATCCATTTCTCTTCTTGAGTATTAGCTGTGTATAGGTTCACAAATACAGCACGCTTTCCTTCTTTAAATCTGAGTATTCTTCCTAATTGCTGAATTCTTGTTAGACTTTTACCTGTACCACTGATAGACATGCCGAAACTAGCTGATTCTAAATTAAAACCAGCGTTTAATGCTTTTGCAGTAAGTATTTGTTTAATTCTAGTACGTTTGTCTTTGAATTTCTTCATTGCAGCAGCACGAGCAGCTTTTGACATTTTACTATGAAAACAAACAGATGAGTCTTCAATTAATTTATGCAATTCTTCTATTGGTGCTATAGATTCACTAAATACTATAGAATATTCTGAACTAAACTTTTCTAATAACTGTGCAGCAACTGTTATTTTATTAGATGAATTGTAGCATAAATCTTTACGTTTACGCATACAATTATAGAACATAGTAGCTGCTACTACAAACTCTTTATCATATTGGTTAGTATTTTTTAATATCTGAGATGCTGAAGAAAATGCTGTAAATTTACCTCCAAGAACACGTTCATAATGTCTATAAGACATATTAACTTTATTATATTCAAGTTGTTCTTCTGGTGTAAATGGTACAGCTAGATTATACATAACATAGTCTGATACTAAACCTAATTCAAGTGCTCTAGCTATATCCATACGATATATAATAGGAGCTATTGTGTCTAGAAAGTTTTTCTTATCCTGATCATCAATAGTAGCTGTTAAGCATAAAATCTTTGATATAGGATTATTTTCAAACACTTTTCTGTACTCTAATGAAAGACCAACATGTATTTCATCTCCTATTATTATGTCATATTTCTGATCTGTATACTTATATGCAGATTGATAACATACTATTTCAACTTGATTAAGAATTTCTTTAAATCCCCATTTAATAAATTCATCTCTCCATTGATCTTTTAAGTTAGTAGTAGGAACAAGAACTATACAACGTACAGCTTTATCTCTAGCACAAAATGTTCCAGCTGCAAGAACTCCCAATCTAGTTTTACCGAAACCTGTTACGCAAAATGCAGTACCTCTAAAGTTATTGTCTCTCCAATTAGTAAGAGCTTGCATTTGTTCATTATGTTTATTGATATTAGCTATACTCATAATTAATTATTTTTCCCAGACTTTACCACATTTAATATCTATAACCATTGGTACTTTATTTAGTATTGTGTACGCAGAAGCCATCATACAATCATTTAATAGCTTTTTGTTTTCATCTATGAAAGATTGTCTGTCATCTACTTCTAAAAGTATTTGGTCATGGACAGTCAAAACTACATTAGCAGGTGCACTTAACGCTAGTTTATAATTGTTAAATAAAATTATAGCTAACTTAATCATTAAAGCACTACTTGATTGTATCATTTTTGTTATCGTGATGGCTCTTTATCCTTCACTTCTATATATTTCTATATAGTTCAGACTATATCATAGCCTTAATTATTTTTGGAAAATTTTCACAAAATTGTAATATCTCAATTAAAGATCCGTCATTTTTCATACGATTAGCTAATTTAGAAATAACCCAAATGTTACCTTTTACGTAACCTTTAGAATTATCTAATCTATCTAAAGAGGCTGCAAACCTACCTTGATCAAATGGAACATTAAATATAGGACATAGTTCAGGTATTATAATATCTGATTTATTAATAGAACATTCTATACCACGTTCTTTTGTGCTTTTTCGAGCATTACAAAGCATTGTAGTAGTTTTATTTCTCCAATAAGAAAGTCTTTTTACTTTTCGTATTCTATCACGTACTACATGATTAGAAACTGTAATTTCTCTTCTTCTGGCATTTATTCTATCTCTATTATTTAAAGCAGATATCCTTGCTAGTCGTATATTACATGGTTTGCAATTACCATGTTTTTTATCTTTTGCTTTATTATTATTGTGAAAATCATCTAAACTCTTCATTTCATGACATATATTACATTTTTTCATATTATAGCTGCTAAGTTGTAATACGAAAGTAATGAAATTGGAGTGTTATACCAAAGTTAATTAAACCTTTCTGTTTTCGTGGTGTTTTACCATCTACAGCATTACCTGTTTAGACTCCATACACTAGTCGTTGAACCTTACATACATTTCTATATGTCTTGGCTGCTGATTGTCTTCAACGTTAATTGGTCAGAGTTCCCAGCAATTTACAGAATTTTTCACGCCCATACTTTTTAGGCGTATTATAGCAATCTCTTTTTATAGATTCTATAGTAGACATATCACGTGGATTTGTAGAAAAACTAATACCAGCATTCCAACCATTTAAGTATCTTATAGCTTTAAATGGAGCATAACTTCTAATATATCCGTTTGCTAATCCATATTTAGCACATGCTTCTAAATATGATTTTAATTTTGGTACAGCTACAAAGTAATCTTTTATTATTTGATCTGCTTCATCTATAGAAATATCTAAAACAGCTGCTAATCTAAACTTAGATGCACCATACAATAATGCAAAATTAATTGTCTTTGCTACATCTCTATAAGACTTGTCTTTAAACCTTTTCTGCTTTTCTCTTACAGATTCTATAGGTATTTTAAATACAATAGATGCAATTTCGCTATGCAAATCTTTACCAGATACTAATGCATCTACCCAAATAGGATCTTGCGATCCTTCAGCAGCTACTCTTAATTCTTGACCACTATAATCAGCATCTATTAATACTTTTTTATGTTCGGCTACAAAACAATTACGAAACTCATTAGTGGCAGGTAGATTTTGTAAATTAGGTTTTGATGAACTTAATCTATATGTAGATACACTTTGTATAAAATCACTATATATTCTATCATTTTTTACAAAAGATAAAAATGATTCTCCATAAGTAGAGCAAAGTTTAACATACTTTTTATAGTTTAGTAGTTTACTAACTATAGGTTCAGAGTATTGTAAATAATTAATTGTTTTTTCATCTGTGCAATCTACTTTATGACCTAGTATACCTAATACTTTCTTCACTTGTAAAGGTGAATTCCAATTAATTTTTAATTTAGGTTTTACTTCTTGAAACAAGTCTTGCTGAATTATTTTATCTTCAAATTCTTTACGAATATTTATATTCTTACGTGCTTCATCATTTAATACAGATAATGATTCACTCATATGAACTTTATTTTGTTCAGCAACTTTTAACCATGCATTAGAATCTATCTTAATACCAGTTAATTCCATATAAGCTAATGAAGATACAAATTCAGATTCAATATATAAATAAGCGTATAATTGACCTGATTCATGTAATTCTAGCAACTGTTGTAAAATTATACCCGGTAAAACTGCTACATCTTGCAAAGCATATTCTTTTTGTTTAGGTGTTAACTGAGTTGCATTAATATCAAACGATGTAGAAATACTTTTATCAAGTTTTATATTTTTATAATATTTATCTACACACGTTGATAAACTACAACCTGCTCCGGGTATACCATTAGTTAACATGTTTTCAGCTACCATTGTATCTAATGTACATGAAATATTACAAATACTTCTAATCCTTAGATGTTCATATCTACTAATAAATTTGTAATCAAATTTAAGATTATGACCTATAAACATAGATATGTTTGTGCTATTAAAAATAGATGTTGGATTAATTGAAGACAATCCATATAAAATAAGACTATTGACTAATGAAAAATGCTGAATTGTTACTATCCGATCTTTAAATACATCTAAACCTGTTGTTTCTATGTCTATAAAACTACACCCTCTAATTAAACTGTCTTTAGAGTATATAGATATATATTCATTAGTAAACAAAGCATTAATACATTCTTCTAAAAGATTACTAACTCTTTTTCTCTTAGTTGTAATATAATTACTAAGAAGTGGACTTTGATGTTCAGATATAAAATCACTTTTAAATTCATGTTGATGATTTTCAATAACAGACTTTAAATTTTTAAGCTTTAGAATAAATTCATGTTTAGTCATTTTATCACTAATAGCTAAATTATTGTAATAATCATCACTACTCATATCATGAATAGCTAAATTTTCTAAAACAGATCTTGGTATACTTTGCATTTATATGAATTTAGGTGAATAATTGAATTTATATAGTGCTTTATTATTAGTAGTATGAACTATAATATCTAATCGTTTACTAACATCTGAGTATTTATATATTACTAATATATCAGATTTAGTGAAAGAATTAGAATTATTATTTTTTATAGTTACATCACATAAATAAGCATTGACATATACACTATCAGATGATACAATACCTACGTCTTCTATAATACGTATATTCATATTGTATACTACCATACCAGTTGGTACATAAATACAAGCTATATTAATTATTGAACTGTCAACAAAAGATGTTATAACTGTTATACAACTTGCTTCTTTGTCTAGTTTTGTTTGAGTAACTCCATAATTAGCTTTTGTAAAGGTTTGACCAATTGCTGTTAAATTAACAAGCAATATAATTATTACTGCTATTTTTTTCATAATCTTCTTTTTTATCTGATTCCTTAAAGAACTGAACTAATTTCTTCAAACCTTCTAACGAACCTATACATCGTTTAGCTTCGATGCGACTTCCACTCTTATCTGTACAGCGTATTAATGTACATACTCTAGTTACTTGATCCCAATCAATAGAAAGTGTATCTGTTATATCTAAAACAAATATCTTATATGGATAACCATATTTTTTATAATGCGTTCTGCAATTACCATCTATTTCTTTAAAGTTCAGTTTTTTTATTTCTGAATAATCTATCTGTCTCTTCTCCATTGTTTTGTTTATTTGAGTTAGTCCAGTAATTGATACAGTTACCATTTAGGTCTTGCTTAAAATCACAATATGATTGACTATAGCTATTTGGTATTGCTGTATATCTATAACATGTTTCTTTAATAGTGCATGAATTGTTTAAACACATTGAAATATCTGCCATACTCTTGTTCTGTTAGTAATAAAAAAAATACTCTGAAGTTAATCAGAGTATTTTTAGTTTAATTATTAATTAGCTTCAGTAGAAGAGAATTCAGCAATTTTTGCTTTTACGAATTCAATTTTAATGTTGTGGTCTTCTAAAGCTTCTTTAGCAATAGCTAAAGAGTTAGCAATTTCATAGCATTTTGTGATGTAACGCTTAGGATCAGTAATGTCATTACCTCCGTTAAGTAGTGATCTTTCGTCAGCTTCTTTAGCACTTTCTACTGCAGCTTTTAAATCGATAGATCCGTACTCAAGAGCAGCTAATTCATTTTGCCATCCTTTTAAAGCTTTTTGGTAAGCTTTCTCACCTTGTGCTTTTGCGTCGTCACCTTTAACTAACGCTTCGAATCTTTCAATAAATACTTGTTTGTTCATAATTGTAATTGGTTTTTGTTTTATTATTTAATTGGTGGTAAACGGTTTAATGCAGATG